CGATCTACACCACGAACTCTTTTATTGACACCAGTTATGATCAATACCACACCATCCTTTGGATATATTATCTTTTTGCGTGTGATGCTTGATTGTAAAAGTCCTGTATCAACCAGTCCATCATTTTGTATGGCTTCTTTGATACTATCTTCCATCTTTTTATTAGCACTATATGCTGATGCTACAATACTTTTAGCCGCAAACTCTTGACTCATCTTATCAAGTTTCTTTTGTAGTTCTTCTAAACCTCTAATGTTGATGGATACTTCAGCCATTAGTTTCTTCTTTCTCCAGTTACTCTTACATAACCATCATATACCAGTTCATCAACATATACTATGTTATATTTGTTGCTGGCATATGTTATATTTGCTTTTTCATTTATGTTATTGTTTTCACGCAATGTAAAAACATATGTGGCAGTGTTATATACATACCCATTTATAGTTGTTTCACCACCACTGTTCTTTTTTACATTTGCAAACAATGACTGCGACGCATATGTCATAATGCTTTGACCATAACGGTCAACACTGCTGCTGGTAGGATACTCCAGCGTTATTTTTTCATCAAGTAAGCCCGGATTCATATTTTATTGTGGCTTTACAAGTTTGTATGGACTCAATAAAGCATCTACTGTATAGTTAAGAGGAGAAGTGGATACACCTATTGCTTGTGGCAATCTATTTTCATACCAGTTATTCACCAAAATCATTTGTGCGATTTTGACATTGTTTGGAATACTGCCACTGTTGGCCACGGTAAATGTAATATCTCCACTAAAATATTGTCCTTCTGGAATGTATGTATACCAACTTCCAGCATACTCATTGAGCGAACCAGTACTTACTTTATTCACAGTTTGAGTACTTAAAAATATATCACCACTGCTGCTAAAGACATACATACTATGTGTGCAAGGACTAAAATCTCTGTTGCATTCTGCTGTTACTTGCTCATAACTGGCAGTAATCAGACTTGATATAAGAACATCGTCGTCAGTGAACTGAACACGAAGATAGTTCTTTGCTTCTGTAAGTGTAGGTCCGTAGTTTGATATATTTGTTCTGGTTCTCATATACAATAAGTATAGGTCTAAAAGAATAAATGAGTCATAATGTTATAATAAAAACATAAAAAAAGACCCGCATTGCTGCGGGTCTTTCTATAGAGAACCTAACAAATATTAGGCGACGCTTGCAACCAACTTGACGAGCGAGTTGCCGTCAGTTAGAGCAGAGTCAAAGCGTTTGTGTGCTCTCCAGCCAACATTGCCTTCAGCAGCATACAGTTCGTTGAGGCGTTGTAGCGAGAAGCCACCACGATCACCGATTACGAAATGCTGTGGATATAGCAATGCACCCATTACGCCAGTTGTGGCCTGCCAAGTAGCAGGAGCGGCATAAGTGGTATATACTGGACGACCCAAGAACAAGTCTGGCTGACCAGCCTGTACAGAGACTTCCCACAGGTATGTACCAGCGGTAGAAGCCTTGAGTTGACGCATCTGTGAAGCAAGACCATCACCAACGATCCAGACTGCTTCTTGACGACGATTGCCTGGCATCTTGTAGTATGCAGCAAACATATTGTCTAGAAGAGCGGAACCAGTTGACGAGCCAAGGTTCTGGGACAGAGCAGCATTACCACCAGCAGTGGTGTAGCGTAGGATACCGCGTGGTTCAGCAGTGCCGGAACCAGAGACGAATGCTTTTTCTTCCAAGTTACCGAAGCCAACACCGATTTCAGCAGCGAGTGTGCTTTCTAAATCGGTAGAAGCGTCTTGTAGCAACTCTTCAGAGACCTTGATAAGAGCAGTGCCTTTATAAGCACCAAGAGTAGCAGAACTGAACGATACATCTGTTTCGCTGTATGAAGCAGATGGGTTCTGGTCCTTGAATACTGCGGTAACGCCAGAGCCAACGATTGGCAATGTGGTTGTGCTAGTGGTCTGAATGACACGAGCACCGATACGACGCATTACGCTGTTCTGTGCTAGAGTGCGTTGGATGGTGTTCAACAGGATTACTGGAACATTGACGCCACCTTCTGCACTGCTGAAACTGTTCAACTGGCGGAGTTCATCCATATTGCCAGTGCGAACATATGTCATAAATGCTGAACGATATTCATCATCACCTGCACTTGTTTTGCTATTGACGGCACGCTTGTCAAGAACTTCGCCCATCTTGCTGTTGATGGCATCAAAGCGAACTTCTGCTTCAATCTGCTTGGTCAGTTTGTTATATTCAAGTTCCAAAGAGTCATACTTTGCGTAGTCTCCTTCAGAGCGTTTATCAGAGGCAATATCCATAATGTTTTTCATCTGGGAATATACCTCGTTGCGGGTTTTTAGTAGATTACTCATACTTTTTCCTTATTTTATTGTTTAGTTTAGTTTTACTTATTGGCACGAGGTTTTGTGCCTCGTAAAAGATTTATTTGTTGTTTAGTGATAAGAACTTGAACTTCAGTTCATAGTCTTTGGTTTTATCAACTGTTATAACCGGTGTTTGTGGTGATGCTTCAACAATTTTATTGTCCAACTTCGGTTCTTCCTTGCGTACTTCCTGTTGTTTGACTTCATCACCCTTCTCTTTATCAAGATTTTCAATAAAGTCTTCATTACGCATAACAGATAGTGTTGTTTCATTATATGCTGGGTTGGCCACTACACTTACTTCACGCAAGTTGAGGCTTTCTATTTCGCGTATTTTTTCACCGCTGCGTATATAGTTTCTGCTTTTTGGTGTATTGAAGCCAAAACTAAAGCCACGCAAGTCTCCTCTTTCAGCAGATACAAGTGTATCATTGCCATAACTTGTTTCTGGAACATCTATTTTGACATAAAGTCCATCAGCCCTGTCTTCTAATGATAGGGTTCCAGCCGACTTACGACCGAGCAGATATGCTGGGTTATGCTCTTTAAAGGCTAATATATCATTGTTAGCCAAACTTTCACGCAATGCACCGGGCATTATAACTTCCTTGAACTTGTCGCCGGTTGATGTGCGAAGTTCATTGCTCATACTGTTATATACGATTGCTCTGCCGACGATGGTGCGTTTGTCTTTGTCAACCTTGACATCTTCCATCATATATGCTCTATATTCCAGATTATTTTTCATACATATAAATAGTATTATAGCGAAGAAACAGAACCAGTTGCTTGTGCTGTAGCACCTATAACACCAAAGTTTAGTGGTCTTACATAATCATCGCCACCCTTTTCTGCTGGAATGCTGATGCCACTGTCTTCTTCCTGATTGACCTGATTGCTGGTCATAACACCGTGTTCAAGGGCAAATCTATAATATTCTATGCGTGCTCTTACATCTCCACGCAACAGTCCATTTACATTAAAGTTTATATATGTTTCATCTTCATCATCCAATAACTGCTTTTGTATTTGCTGTTCTATGTTGGTAATGATTGGGTTCAATGTATAAGTAACAAACTCTATGGCTTCCATTTCTACGCTGGCATATGTAGGTGTGTTCTTGAGACCCAACATATGTAATGGAACTCTAAATATATCAGATGCTATGCGTTGAGCACTAAACTGCTTGTTTGCTATATATTCAGCATCTTGTGCTGTCATACCTGTGTTAGCAGTTTCAAGTTTGATTGTAGTTGGTAAGAATGCTGTCTTGCCAGAGTTTGTTCCGCTAAAGCCAGATTTCCATCCTGCTTTTAGTTTCTGCAACTCTTCTTCTTTCATATTACCCGGATAATATACAACACCTGCTGGTTTAGCAGCATTCTTTGCGATCTGTGTGCCTGCTTGTTCCAGTTCGCTGTATCCGTCAAATAATGTTCTAAATGTATCAACTGCACTCAATCCGTATATACCATTGCGTGTATATCCTTTGATATGTATGATCTGGTCGCTGTTATATTCTTTGTAATAGTTGGTGCCATCTGTGCTTACCATATTCATTCTATAGTATGGTAATCCATCTTCACGCACATCTACTTCTACAGAAATAGGGTTCATTGGAAATAGTTCAACAACAGTGCCATCATTTCTACGCACCTTTTGTATATACGCATTTCCAAACATCAACAGTTGTGTAACTGTCCACTGATAAAATGTAAAGTTTGTCTGAAATCCATTTGGTCTTTTGGTGATCAGATTATAGTATGGATGATCAACTGCTGGCTCGTGCCCTTTGCCAACTTTTCTGTTTAGTTGTATTGGCAGACTTGCAATAGTAGAAGACAGCAAG